GTTTGTACTTTGATCATACCCACTACCGCTGTTAATAATTGCAACACTAGTAACTGAACCATTAGCTACTGTACATGTTGCTGTGGCTCCTGTGCCTTTTCCAGTAATTGTTACTGTTGGTGTACTGGTATATCCACTACCGCCATTGGTAACAGTAGCTATACTAATATATCCTTCTTTGTAAGGACTGCTAATAAATTCTACTAATCCGTTTAGTTCTGCTTTTTTCAAACTATTGGTTGCTGTTAGTCCTGTTCGTTGTACATTTGAATTCAATGTAAAATATCCACTACAAGCATTAGCACCTTTTGTCACTTGTGTCCAACGGAATGTATCTGCATCTGATGTACCCAAATATTTTATACCATTTGTAGTATCTGTAAAATCTGTTTGTGCATTGTGTGTTGTGGTACTATAACCATGTCTATTGTAATAAAAGTTACTAACTTCTGGATTAGCTAGCATTGGTTTAATAAATTTATTGAATACACTTGCTCCTGACAGGTTAGTAGGTAAATTAATTACACTTCTAGTTGTTACATTATTTTCGTAAATGTAAGCATCATCTGTATATTGTATTGCATCTGCATAAGTCGCAGTTGGATCATATATGTCACGGAATCTACTATGACCACTATGTACTCTATTAATACTTTTAATTTTACGAATGTTTTCGCTTACTGTAACAGGAAAAATACTGTAATCTTCTGCTGTTACCATTCTATCTTGCGTAGCAAAGAATCGAGGAGCGTTGGCTTTGATACTAGCAACACTTTCTCTAACACTTGCATTTGTAACATTAGTTTTTAAACTTGCATTGAACATTGCATTGAATGTATTTCCGTTTGCACCAATATATCTAAGTGTAAAACTAGTACTGTTAAAACTGTCTGGAGTTAGACTATATGTTTGATTAAGTCCAGTTCTATACCATACTCTAATAATGCCACGTGGTATATTTCCAAAGTTACCATCAGCAAATACAACACTAATTTGATCATTCTCTCTACTTGCAACACTAAAAATATCTCTGATAGCATTGTTCTTTGCGTTAAACAATGTTCCGTTTCCAAACAGTCTATCTACTTGTGTCCAATTTTTTTGAATTTGACCTACTTCGTCTATTGTTTGTACCCATACATTTCCATTTGCAACATTATCAGCATTAATATCCAATACTAAATTAGGAAGTCCTTCTGTAATTTGAAAATCTTTGTGTTCTAGTTGACCTTGTTTAAATCCTATAAAGAAACCAGTATCCGGACTACTATTACCACTACTATCATTTTTATACAATAAGTCAACCACTGCATAAGGATCTGGAGTTTTTTCTACTAGGGTTTGTGTAGTATTATTGAATTCTGGACTGTAAAAACTAAAACTAGATGATGACCCATTTACTTTGTTTGAAAAGTTTCTTTCAGCTGTATTAGCTGTACTATTTGTTCTGTAAATTTCGTTGGTAATACCAGTAGTGTTAAAACTACTATAAGGTGAACCAAACTGGCTACTAGATTGGAATATTGAATTCATAATAGCTAAAAAGTTTTGATAGCTGTTAGTATCAGTTAAGTCTTCAAACTGTACAGTACTATTAGCTAGACTATTGCCATTTGTGTCAAACACAGCTTCGTCAGTTTTTACACTGTCAATTTTTAAATATCCGTTTGCAACAACATTTCTAGTTGGTTTGTATCCTAAAAACTCAGCAATACGCAAGGCGCTATCTCTTCGTTCTGCTGTACTTAGATAATTTTCTCTACTAGCTAGATCTGCTCTAAATGCTAGATTGTGTCCTAAAAATGCCAATAGTTCTAATAGTGCTATAAATTCACTACTATTGATATAGTCATTAAAGTTTTCTGGATAGTTTGTGCTTATATAATCAACCATAGCATTTCTTATGGTTTCAAAATCATATGCTTGAAAGTTTGCTTCGCTAAAACTTTCGTATGCTACGCTAAAGTCTTCTGCGGCAAATAAACTACTCTGTCTTGCGCCTTGTGCCATTATTCTTCACCTATAAAATTTAGAAACAATTCTTCTGCTGTTCCTGTATCGATATATTCAAGCCTTACTGTAATGTCCAATGTATGATCATCGGGCTTTGATAATAGCGTTTCCAATGGTTTCCATCGTGGGTCATTGTTTACTATTGCATCTACATCATCTTTTGCTAGTTGTTCTGTTTGAGCATCTAACGGTTCAAATACTAAGTCCGGAAGTATACTTCCAAATGTAGGATTTTGTACACGTTCGCCTCTTCTAGTGTAAAAATGATTTAGTAAATCTCTTCGAGCAATATCAACATCAGTCAGTGTTTTACTGCCGTATGTCGTGCCTACTGTGCTATATCCTATATACGTTACCATACAAGTATTTATTGCAAAATTAACTGCTGAGTTTATATTTTAATGGTAGTTGCAATAATATCACCTGTGTTCATAGATTTAGTAATTGTAAGTAAATCATCTACTATTGTAAAGTCATAAAAATGCTGTTGGATATCTCCATTTATAGTAACTGATAGCTTTTCTACAGGTGTCATACTAGCTGGTTTTTCTAATGTAAATGTATTAGTTCCATCAAATGTAAAATTTTTAGTTATTAGTGTCTTGTTGTATTCTTTAACAATATTACGCTGTATACTCTCAGGAGTAAAAGGTAAAAAACTTCCTGTCTCGGCATAGTATGCAAATCTAGCTCTGCGTAATTGTTCATCATTTAATGCATCTCTTTCATTGAAAGAACGCATTTGATGTATTCCGTTTGTTCTAGACAGTGACCTAGATTTAATAGATCCATAGTCTGCTAATCTCAAAACTGTAGCAGATTTAATACAAAGATTTCGATTTCTAGAACCACGCATCATCATACTTGCAATAGTATCATAATCTTTAGATTTTAAAACTGGTAATAGTTCGTATGTAGCTTCGACTGCTTCAACAGTAAAAACTCTTCCTGTTGCCCAATGATGTAATACTAGTCCATCATATACAGATTGTGGTATTGCAGGTATAACTGCTGGCGATTCAATACTATTTTGTGTAATTTGTTTCTTAACAATAGTCTGTTGTTTATTAAAGACTGTAAGCCAATTGTCGTATGATTGTTGTTCGGTTAAGCCTTCTGAGAAATTGCCTTCTCCGTATGCAGTTTGATCAAATCCACTATATCCGCTAAAGAAATGTAGTGCTAAATTTATAGCATTTTCACTTGCTGTTAATTTGGTTATATCAATATCAGTTGTATAAGCTGTTGTATCTTTTACAATATAATCAGTCCATACTGTTTGAAATTTTCTATCTATAGTAGTTGTCATCTTGGCCCGCGCCTTCCAGGTAATTTTGTTTGACTATTTTTTATATATCCTTTTTCGAGTGCGTATGCTCTTTCCCCTTGAGTAAGTTCAGCTTGAGCTCCTCCACCTCCAAGTGATTCATTGAAGCCACGTAAAGATTCAACGCTTTCTAAATCAGCTTGGCTATATGCTCTTGGATTTTTCAAATAATTTTGTCCAATAGAGAAACTTTGAGTGTCCGTAATAAAATTTTCTGCACCTGGCTGAGCAATAAATCCGTCATCAGCTATCCTATTATCAGTTTCTGCAGTCCTGCTGGGCTGAGTTGAAGTATTTTTAATTTTACTCATATCAATATCAATTGCTGATAGGTCAATGTTTGGGCTAGCAACACAAGGTAAAAATTCTTGTGGTTCAACATGCCCGCCCCAAGGTTCATGCTCTGGAACTCTATCACTAATACTAGTTTTAACATCTCTATTAGTAGTTAAATTCTTGTCTTCAATTTTTGTTGCCGCTGTAGCTTCAGGACCATTCAAATCAATTAATGCCGCTGTAACTCTCATATTACCAGCACATTTTATATTGCCATTGAGATCCGTTGTTAATTTGATATCTTTGTTTGCATGTAAATTAAACTCACCTGTTAAATTTTCAATAGTTGTACCTTTTGTACCTCTAGCTTTCATATTGATTGTATCTGCATCTAAGTTAAAATCTCCATCAACATGTAAGTTAAAATTTGTTTTAGTATGCATACTAATATCATTGTCTGTATAGATATCTAAGTTTCCGTTGCCATTAAGTTGTATCCAACAACTACCTCTATGATTAGTAAGATAAACTATCTCTGCTCCATCGTGCATTAACAGTTGTGCGCCTTTTCCGCTTCGCATTCTTGTTAAGTTACTTAATCCTGGTTTTCTATTTTTATCAGGAGCTAGACACTTATCATCATTAGCTCGTGTGCCATCATCCATAATAAATTGATGTCCGCCTGGTGTGTTGAATCCAAAGACATTAGTAGGCGATTCTCTTCTTTGACTGCTACTACTCAACCCTCTAATTGTATCCAATGGTATACCTTGTTCATTAACGAAACTTTGCTCAGGATTTGCAGGTCTTTCATTTTTGCCTGGATCTTTAAGCGGGCTTGGATCAAAACAATGCCCGGGTGTATCTTTTTCATCTTCCATAAATCCTGCTGGGTTTGACGGAATAGCTGAATTACGAGTAGTGTCAGGAAGAACACCAATTAATATTCCCACATCACTATTATGTACAAATGCTACTAATACTTCTGTACCAGGTGCAGGAGGATGACTGCTCATACCATATGATCTAGTATGACCTTCAGATTGATAGTGTCCTCCGTATGGACTTGATCTTCTAACACGAACATATTCTTGTTGTGAAGCGGCTCCATCACTGAAGTCACCCAAATATTCATGTCCTATAATTTCAACATACAAATATCCTTCATATCTATCATCAACAATATTCATTACTTTGGCTAGAAATAGTCCTGTTTGTTTGTGTATTCCGCCTACGTTCATTGATTTATCGTACATACCAGGTACGCCGCCGCTTGTTTGATTTTTACCCATATATTGCATATTGTTATCCTGTCATAATTGTTTTAAGCCATTGTGGTGCATTTTTAGCTCTAATGTTACCTTGATTGTCAGGTGTGCCACCCCAATAACTAGTACCGCCTGGTGCTTGACCATACTGTGCCGCATTATCAACATGTATTCTGTTATTGCCCATGTATCCATTTCCAGCACCAATACCAGTAGCACCTGCATTTTTTGCTTCTATAATAAAATTTTGTATCAATGGAACATCAGCTGGATTGTCTAAACTTAGTACTCTGCCATCTGCTCCAGTTAGTTCGATATCAGCCGCATGACCGTTGTCGTGTCTAGTACTTCCTACTCTATCAGTACTAGTGCCTTTAGCTGGCTGTCCGCCACTTACAACTCTAACATTAAGTCCACTCTCTTGTCCAGCTTTGGTTAGTATTTGCTTTAAGTCACTTGCAATAAGTTGTGTTCTAACACCTGCTACATTTGGTTGATCTTCTGTAACAGTACCATTACCTGTCCCGTCTGTAACAGTTCCTAATTCGTCTCCGGGCTGGACTGGCGGATCAAATGCATCATCAATATCATCTGGTTGTTGCTGTTTGAATTCTTCTTCCTGTCTTACTCTGTTTGCGTCAATTCTGCCAGTTGATATTTCTTCCCAAATTAAACCAGTGTTTGAATTCATATCTCTGTATGATTCTATAGTCATATCAAATCTACCGTCTTGGTATCTTGCTACAACTCTATAAACACGGTACAGTCCAATTATACCAAAGTTAGCTTCTGGAATATTCATTAATCCAGTAAATTGATCTGGGTAAGTCGGAAAGTTCATATTTAAAAAATACATACATCCGCCTTGCGTATAGTTAGCACCTGCTCTTCCGGTTACATCATTGACTTCGTTGAGTACAGTATGAGCTCCTTTGGGTTTTCCTAACCAGTACGGGTCACCTCGTATTTGTATTTGTTGCTGAATTAAATCACCTAGTGAATTTAAATTTAGTTCAACTGCACCTAAAAGCACCGCGCCTGCTGTATCGCCTGTGTCTGGTCCAGCATTAGCTTTACTGCTAATTGGCATTGGCAGATAACTTACAGGCAATTCTTGATCTCTATCTTTTTTTACAGCTTGTCCTGTTAGTTCACTTTGTGTTATATATCTTTTATTAACAGGTTGTATTGACCTTAAACCTGCTTGTTCTTTGAGCCTATCAATTACTTTTTTAGACTCGTCAAATGCTTTACTTAATTCTTTTTCTAATCGAATATTCTCTTGCTCAAGTGCTTGAGCACTTTGTTCAGCTTCTCGAGCGGCTATCTCTGCTTCTACACCGATGATTCTGTCAGGAACATTTCCTGAGTCTCGATCGGATCTTATTTGTGCCGCTTGTTTTTTAAGTTTAGCAATTTTAGCTTTGT